GCGACACTTTAGACACGTGCTAACTGATCAAGCGGCTGCGGAGCACGCGAACAGTTGGTGCATTTTTTAAGATCCATATAGTCTTTTCTTTAACCCTATGGGAGGGCTTGCAGTCCAAAAAAGAATGCTATACCACCCTCAATTACTGAAGGCGAGTCCGCCCATACCAGACTGGATGCGCAGGATGTTGTAGTTGACTGCGAACAGCTTCTGGATCTTGGAGGCGTCGCTGACGCCAGCCGCATTCTTCAGCCACACCTGCACCTGGGCGTTGTCGATGCGGGAGAAGTTGCAGGTGCCCGTCGGCTGGTGCTCCTCCGGGTGCAGCGCGAAGCTGTAGCAGTAGATGCCCGGGTACGGGTTGCCGGTGTGGTGGTACCACGGCTGCACCTGGTTGAAGTACTTGCCGAACTGCTCCTTGAAGCGGTCCTGGCCGTTCAGGATCAGCTTGAACTGGTAGAGCGGACCAACCTCCAGGCTGGTACCAGCTGAGCCCTCCTCCACCCAGCCCTTGATCGACGTATTCGCCGTCAGCGTAGTACCGGAGATGGTGTTAGCAGCCAGCACCACCTGCGGTGCGCCCAGCTCCGTCGTGCGGATGAAGCCGTTGGACGCGATCAGAGCAGCCACATCCGTCGTCACCTGGACGTTGGCGCAGTTGCTGCTGAAGTTCCACAGGGCGTTGTACTGGCTGGTGGCCGAGTAGCTGGAGTTCTGGTACGCGAATATCAGCTCCTTCACCGGGTGGTTGAAGGACAGGCGGATCGTTGCCGGGCTGGACTCGCCAGCCGTCAGGGAGTCACCGCCGGTGTGCTGCACCTGCTCAATCAGGTACTCGTGGCCGTTCTTGGCGAAGCGGCGGCGCTCCTCCGTGTCCAGGAACACGTAGTTGGCCCAGATGACCGGCTGGTTGGTGCCAAAGTAGCTGGCGTAGTTGCCGCTGCAGTCAATGTCTAGACGGACCTCGTGGTACTGAAGGGCAATCAGGGGCAGGTACAGGCCCGGGTTGCGGTTGAAGAAGAACAGGAACGGCAGGTACACCACGTTGGATGCCGTCGCGCTCGTCGTGGACGCGTTGCAGGCGGACGTCATCTTGTTGTACTGAACCTTGTTCTCGTCGCTGAGGAACAGCTCAGCGTACAGACGCCACCAGGTCTGGTAGTGCTTGTCGATGCGCTGGCCACCGATGGACAGCTCGATGTCAGCGAATGCGCGCTCCGCAACCCAGGCCATGTCAGTGTTGGTGTTGTTGGACGTCAGGTTCGCCGAAACAAGAGTATTAGCCAGCGGCTGAAGCTGGGCGTACATGTAGCCGACCAGGTCGCCGTTGCGGGCGATGGTCACGGAGATGCGCTGGCTGTTGGCAGCCGTGCCGTTGATCGTCTGCTGGATCGCCTCCATCGCAAAGTTCGTGTGGCGCTTGTACACCGCCTGAAAGAAAGTCACCTTGGGGTTGCCAGTTAGGTAAACGTCTTGTGCTCCGTAAGCGACAAGCTGCATAAGACCACCCGCCATTTGGTATACCCCTAGAAAAAAATTCCAGCCCGGCGCGCTTAAAGGAAATACCCACCATATGCTATAGGATGCCGGCTCGGATAGAGCACCGTACTGAAGAAGGTGTCGAGCTGAAGCGATGTTCGAGATGTGAAGGGTGGAAGTCACTCGATAATTACACAGTCGAAACAAGGCGAGCTGATGGGTTACACTACAACTGTAAGCAATGCTTGGCTGAGTATCGTCATGAAAGACTGGAACATGATAAAGCCTATCGTAAAGCGAACAGAGACAAGGTGAACAAATGGGACAAGAATAGTCGAGACCGTAAAAAGGCTAACCCTGATGATGTTTACATCCAGCGTAGGATTCGTGAAAACGTTGCTCGTAGAATGCGACACCTGTTACATGGCCAAAAATCACAACACACGGTCGAACTCTTAGGGTGTTCTGCAGACTTTCTAAAGAGTCACCTGGAGGGTACGTGGTCTGAAGGGATGTCCTGGGACAACTACGGAGTTTGGCACATAGACCACAGGATACCGTGTGCAGCATTCGATCAGTCCGACCCGACGGAACGTGCAGCCTGTTGGAATTACCGGAACCTGCAGGCCATGTGGGGTGCTGAGAACCTCTCGAAGAGTAACGAGTTTTCGACATCCGAAAAGGAATCGTACCTGCGTTTGTTTGTAAACCAAATTTTGGTAGCTAAGGTTAATGGCTGATCACGAAGAGGAGCTTGAGGAGGTTGAGCCTATCGAGTACATCGGGTCACTGCTACAGACCGAGGACGGCGAGACCATCCCCGATGTCCTGAAGATGCTCTGCCAGCACCTGGAGAATCAGAACAAGGTTCTGGTCAAGATTCTTACGGCGATGAAGAAGGAGCCGAGTGCATGAGTGCCTATAAGATGTTGATGGACCGGATTAAAAATTCTGAGCGCCGAAGAGTATGGATGAGTATCAGGCCGAGTGTGACAAGCAGAAGATCACGGCCATGACTCTGGAGGAGGTTCAAAAGCAGGTGATGGCCAAGGAGCAGAAGATCAAGTTGCACTGCGAGACTGACAAGTGTGCGCCGCTCATGGCTTGCTTCGAGGTGCTATGCACACTCGACGAGGACGGTATGCCAAAGAATCTGAACATTTCGCAGGTGGCTGAGAAGCACCGCCGGATCCAGCGGCAGCTGATCGAGCTCCTGAACCACTGCAAGCGGTCCGAGTTTCTGCACGAGAACTCGACGGATGTCAAGGGTGAGGAGTTTACTATCGGCTTCCGGATCAATCGTCTGATTCAGACGTACACGGACGCATTCGACCAGGTGGTGCTGTACAATCGGCAGGCGATGCGCATGAACGAGCGTCGGTGCGAGTCTGACAAGGATCTGATGCACTGCACGACCATGGAGGAGGATGACGACTGCAGTCCGTTCCAAGGTTTGCTCATCTTTCTGCTGAGCACGCTGGACCGGATGGAGCTCAAGCGGTACAAGGGCTACTGTTGCCAGCAGCGCCTGACCGAGTCTGGGTCGCGGTCTCGTGCCTGGATGCCGGTGATGAGCATCAGCGACTTTGTGTACACATTTACCCAAAAGGAGACCAAGTACGACATGTGGAAGAACATCACGAGCAAGGGCTGTATGGTCAAGGACACGGTTCGGCACCTGTCCGAGTGTATCGACATCCAGTTTCCGGACATTCGCAAGAATCGCTCAGTCTGGTCCTTCAAGAATGGTATTCTGCTCGGCAAGGTTCCATCAGAGGACCGGGGGGAAACTTTGACCTGGAAGTTTCTCGAGTACACGTCGCCGGAGTTTGCAAACCTGGATCCTACTGTGACCTCATGCAAGTACTTTGATCAGGAGCTGGTAGTTGGTACCGAGGAGGATTGGTACTCCATCGAGACTCCCTTCTTCCAGAGCATCCTGAACTATCAAAAGTTTTCAGAGGAGGTGGCCAGGTGGATGTACGTGATGATGGGTCGACTGATGTACGACGTGAACGAGCTCGACCAGTGGCAGGTGATCACCTTCTTCAAGGGTATCGCTCGGTCCGGCAAGTCCACCATCATCACCAAGGTTTGCAAAAAGTTTTACGAGGCGGAGGATGTCAAGACGCTGTCTAATAACATCGAGCGCAAGTTTGGTCTATCGATGATCCATGACGCGTTCCTGTTCATCAGTCCCGAGGTCAAGGGTGACCTGTGCCTCGAGCAGGCTGAGTTTCAGTCGATGGTTTCCGGCGAGGATATTTCGATTGCGCGCAAGAATGAAAAGGCTCTGAGCATCACATGGAAGACGCCTGGAGTGCTGGCGGGCAACGAAGTTCCAAACTGGCGAGACAACTCCGGGTCTGTGCTGCGCCGTCTGGTCACCTTCAACTTTGCGAAGCAGGTCATCGATGCGGATCCGAAGCTCGATGAGAAGCTGGACCTGGAGCTGCCTAGCATCATGCTCAAGTGCGTCAGGGCTTATCTGGACTACACGGCCAAGTACGGCGGCAAGGACATTTGGCAGGTTCTGCCCGACTATTTCCACCAGATTCAGAAGCAGGTGGCGATGGTCACGAACACGCTCCAGCATTTCCTGGCGTCCGAGAAGCTGGTTTACGGCCCGGACAAGTTCTGTCCGCAGAAGCTGTTTGTACAGCTGTTCAACCAGCACTGTCTCGAGAACAACCTCGGCAAGTGCAAGTTCAACCCGGACTTTTACATGGGTCCGTTCAGCAACCGAGACCTGGATGTGCGCACCGAGTCGCTGACTTACGGAGGTCGCATGCTCGGGACCCAGCCCTTCGTGTTTGGTGTGGACATTGCCGGTGAC